TTGTGTAAACCTATAGTTGACATTTGTTTTCTATTTCCTATTTTACCGATTTTAGATTCGGATACAAATTCATTTGCTCTCATTTTCTTTTATATCCTTTGAAAGCCTTTAGTGGACTACCTATCCCGGTATCTGGTGTTTCTTCACTATGATCAGATGTAACTAAAACTTTACTACCCTTAAGGCCCATTTCACCTAAAGCAAAATCAATATCGTCTGCTACATCTGGATTCATATATCCGGACACTAGTTGATTTTCTCCCCAAACAGAGTCTTTATCCATTTTAGGTATGTCACCATTACGGGCAGCTTTGGCGCCAGCTAGTGCTACAGAAAATCTATATTGTAAATATGCATTTTGATTTTGTAATTCCGGTATTATCCATGTTGCAGGAAGTGGCTTAGTAATTCTATCAGGTAGATTGTTTTGTTCAGTTATAAATTCTTTTGCTCTCATGCTGATTCCGTTGTTAATATTAATCCATCTTCGGTTCCCATTAGATAACCGTTAGCATAACCGTCTAATGCAATCTCAATTCCTGATACCACTACCTGATCAGGATAAGTTACAAATGCTGATATAAAATGTTCAATTCCTATATCTAATAACGGATTTATTAAAATCCTAACATTCCCGGCTGATACATCCATATCATATCTACAAATAGCATTACCTTCAAATAGTGTTGAATGTCCACTAAATCTTACACCAGCTAGATTATTAGTAATACTAGCAGACAATGTAATATCTTGCATGTCAGGTGTTCCTGAATCACTTGAACGAATTTGAAATTCACCTTGATAAAAACGTGTTATAGGAATTTCAAGTATAACTTGATTCTGTTCATTTCCGGACGTATATGCTGTACTGGTAGTTGTAGTAGTAAAAAATAAGTTTGAAAAATTGTTATTAATTTTACCAAATGCAGTTCTTAACGGGTCTCCATTACCATCATTTGGTGTTTCGCCAATGTTAATGTATTCTTGGTTACCATATATAACTGAATTAATAGAAAGTGCCGGAGTAGAATCAATTGTTTCTATTGCAGTAAGTGTTACCGGTGGTGTAACTCTTTGCTTTTGTCTAATGAGTACAGGATTATTTGCTCTACTATCAAATCTATTAGTAATATACACATTACCAATGTTTAGATTATTAGTATTACTAGTATTAGTAGCTTGGCTTGTAGGATTGATTACTTCAACTATTGAAGGGACGTTTGAGTCACTTGTTGGTAAAGAAAATACATTATTAGCTACGTTAACAAAAGCCGTACTTAATGGATCTACATTAGCATTGTTTGATGAGCCGCTTGTATTAATAAATTCTTGTGACATGTAAAATCCTAGACCTCTAGTGTATTTATCAAAAGCCGAACCAATTCTTCTTTGGGGCTTCAATAACTATAGGGGTTTTACTACGTTGTATCTCTTGTAAAGCACGTATTGCTTCCATTTTCACTTGATTGTCAGAACTCTTGGTCATATCAATCAATACGCTTATACGGGCCGCTTCACTCATAGTGGCATCTCTACTTATGGATTTCTGTGCTTCTAGGTATAACTCAAAGTCTTTATTGGTGGCACAGCCGGTTAGTAACATACATAATATCAAATACTTCATAATATGCTATTATTTTACGTTGTCAAATATCTTTTTCTGTTCGTTATACCAATCTTGCCAGCCTTCTACCTTAGTAGAACATTCGTGGTAAAGTGAATAGTTATATATAATGACTTTAAGCATTTCTGTAATTGCTACCTTATCACCCTCAATCTTTTTAAGACTTTCGCATTTTTTCATTAATTCGGGAGTGGCATTGGGAAACTTTTGTTTAACAGGAACTACTGTTGAACATCCGGCTAATAATAGAAGTATTAATAGATATTTCATTTTGTAGCCGCCTTATTTAATTCAGTAGCTTGATTATGTAAATCTATGATTTCTTTGGGAACGGGGCAATTTTCAATATACTTGATAACTTCCTCTTTTTTGATAACTTCTTTATCAATGTACTTTATAATGTCCTTACCTTTTTCACGGATAACTTTAGTCTTTTCTACGATTTTTTCCTGAATCTCAATATTTGTATTAGCGGATTGTGCCTCAGCTTGTGCTACTTTAGCTTCCATTTCTTTGACTTTGAGTTCCCACTCTTTGTAGTCGGCTAAGCCTCCCTCAAGATAGACGCCAAATACAAGTACAATAATGCTACATATTTGTATAGCAAATTGATATGTTTTGACAAAAGGAATGAATCCTAGGACGAATCCTGCGATAGTGCCCAAAATACCTAATCCAAAGATTATATGTATTGCGGCGTCGGGTAGTAATGATAGTATCCACATAGTATCCTTATTTATGCCAGGGGATACTTACTCTCAGGAAGTATTTTAGTTGCTATCATGTCTGATCCGCAATAACATTCTTTAATCCCGCATACTATTGAATCGGATGTGAATGACAAATTTGGGTCTGATAGGCTTCTAACTTCCCCCTCCCCACACACACCACGATATACGGTTTCACTATCAATCCTAATGGTGTCTTTTCCTATAAAGCAATCCCATCCTCTAAAATTATTTTTTTTATTTTTCATAAGAGTTTGTGATTCAACTTCAATCACCGTATTAGGTCGATTATAGGTTACTTTTAATTTATGATTTAATTTAAATTTATCTTCATATGGGAATTTTGTTTTAGTATCTCTTTTTGCTCCCAATTCCCAATTAACACTTTTTAATGAATTAAGCTGTTCTTTGGTATATTTGTCATAAATATCATAAGCATCTATGAACATTGCTTTTAAATTAATAATAGCTCCGGTATTATCTAATAGATTGTTCATTCCCAAAACTGCCTGATCAAAAGAATCAATTGTATGAGTTATTAATATAATTACTTCTGTGGGTTTTTCATGGAATAGATTAGCAACATCACTTATATGTTGCCAATCATTAGTTTGTTCCGAATGGTACGTTAAAAACAAATAATCCATAGTATTAGATTCTTGTAATTCTTTCCACCAACGCAATGTTCTTGTACCATTTGAAATCATACTTATCATTGCTCCCTTAGACTTAATATAGGTTATTAACTCTAGTAGGTCTGGATAAAGAGTAGGTTCACCGCCTGTTAATTGAATCCAAAAAGGATGACCCTCACACATCTTGGCAAGTTTATCTACGTATAATTTGTATTTTTCTAAAGTAAGCCACCTAACACTGCCATCTTTATGTACGGAGCCGCAAAAACTACAGTTATGATTACACACATTATGTAATTTCCATTCTATTAATTTATACGCTAGTGGTTTGGATCGCTCAACTTTAATTGGAAATATTTTCATATGCTATTTATGAAAATTAATAACCTTATCAGTAATATATTGTACTTCTGTATCAGTCAACTCAGGATACATAGGCAAACTTAATACACCCCTAGACAACAATACACTATTACTTAATAAGTCGGGTTTAGATAAATCCTTACCAATTGGTAAATCACCCAAAACATATTCATAATGAATTTTAGTATCAATTCCATCACTAAGTAAACGTGTATGTAAACTATTCCGATCGGCTAAGTACATCACAAACTTTTGATGAGCATGAGGATCTTTGGTATCTGACAAACAATTTATAGGTAAATCTTTAAATTTATCACACCAATATTTTGCGATATCACTTCTACGTTTTTGCCATTCATCTATATAATTTACTCTAACAAGAATTTGAGCACAATCCTGTTCACTCATTTTACTATTAGATCCAGCATCATGAAAATAGGGTTTGTTGTTATCTCTGTAACTTGAGGCATATAGATATAACTTTTCATCATTGGTTACAATAGCACCACCGTTGCCTGAACTAGGTAGGTTCTTTGTAGGATCAAAACTAATAGACATACCGCTACCCACATCACCCTCACATGCTAACCAGTGTTGTGCTCCGTCAACTATTACTCCATACGCATTTGAATAGCCAGCATCTGGCCATGGCTTACGACCTGCAAATCCCATCACACAATCGTATATACCACCTCTACCAAACTCAATGTTAATAACACCGTTCTTGTCAGTATCAGCTAATTCAATATCCCATCCAGCTATTAGAAAGGCATTTAATGTAGCAGGGTAAGTTAAATTGGGTATACGAATCTTTGGATTGCCCTCCATAGTCTCACTATGTTTAATCTTTTTCCAACGAGCAATAATCTCTAATGCTTGTGTACCTGAATGTACAGTTATAGCATATTTTGTTTTAGTGCGGTGTTTAAGCCATTCTTCAAATGACCGTGTATAATGTCCACCAACTAACTTACCATCTTTGAGGGCACGGTCTGTGGCATCTAGTAATTCATCTCTTAGATTACTGTACTGTCTTTTTAGACCAAAATGTGGAATTACTAAGCCACTCATAATATTTTTCAAATCCTTCTTCTACATCTACTTTAGGATCATAACCAAAGTCTCTACGAGCGGCATCAATGTTCAATGCACCACGACTCGGAAAATCAACATCTTTATCTTTAACTACTAATGTTCCGCCACCTGCTAATTTCAATGCTAGTTGTGCGGCTTCTAACAATGTACGACTGTGGCTCTTAGTAATATTATATGTCTTGTTCTCTGTGTTATCACTCAATGCTGCCGCAACAATTCCATCTGCGGCATCTTCAACATAGGTGAAGTCTAATGTTTCGTTTGCACCATTCACATTTAGTGTTCCACCACGCATTGCAGTAAGCATAAACTTAGCAATAACACGATCCTCAACATCTAATTCACCGTATACAGCACTTGGACGAATAATTGTGTGACTAAAGCAACCACGTCGGCTATAATCTTCTACTAATCGTTCTCCTGCTAGTTTCATAATACCATACTGTCCTTGTGGTTTACAGTTATAATCTTCTGTTACATCATCAGTAAAGTCACCATATACCATTGAACTACTGATATAAACAAATTTCTTTATTCCATGCTTCTTACTAACTTCACATAAATTCAATAGACCTTCCATCATTGTTTTTGCTCCCATAGTTGGGTTAGCATTAACAACTTTTTGTCTTGGAAAGCTAGCCATGTGAATCACAGTATCAAACTTGTATCGACCAAATAACCAATCAATACTTTCACTAGAAATATCAATAGCATGGATACTACCGGGTTGAATTTTCTTTAACCTTTCTGTCATTAGATAGTCTATCTCATCTTGTGGGATAATGCCGTAGTTAGTTCGTATATCGGTTATAGCAACATGGTGCCCCATACGTTGTAATCGTTGAACAACATTGTGTCCGATAAGTCCTAATCCGCCTGTAACTAGTATATTACTCATATTTTAATTTCCAAAATGTTAATTGTTTATGTGTTAGATATGCTCTAATCTGATATACATAACCATAATTGTATAGGTCATTGTTGCGATGCCAACTGGGTGTAGGATTAGAGTTTTCCATTATCCATTTACCAGCTTCCGTTTGTTGCCACTCATATATAGGTTGTGCCACAAACAAATCAGGATCCTCAACGTCACCCATTTTAATATAGTGAACTACATGAGTGATAGACACTATCTCTTTCCCTGTATCAGATACTTGTACCTGATACTTAGGTCTAAGTTCAGTATCAGACTGCCATTGTTGCTTTGATAGGGCCATGACTTTGATAGTTCTCCAAATGTATATCTTCCATTGTCATCTCAAAAATGTTTGTCTTTGAAGCATTTAACATCAATGTAGGCAATGGATACGGTTCACGTGTTAATTGTTCTTTAACTTGCTCAATATGGTCTTTGTAGATATGTGTATCACCTGTACTGATAACAAGTTCACCTACTTTTAAACCACAGTGATGTGCCAGTAGATGTGTAAGTAGTGCATAACTAGCAATATTAAAGGGGAGGCCTAAAAAAACATCCACGGATCTCTGATACATATGGCAAGAAAGTTCTTTATTTTTGTTGACATAAAATTGACTCATAACGTGACAAGGGGGCAATGCCATTTCGTCTAACTCGCTCACGTTCCAAGCACTGAGTATGTGCCTGCGCCCATTAGGATCTTCAGTTAATCCTTTAATGAGATTTGCCAATTGGTCGACTTCAATCTTGTCAACTGCGAGGCGTGTACCACCTTTGTGTGCCTTACCCATGTCTTTTTCGGTGCGATATTTGTTCCAATGGCGCCATTGTACCCCATATACACGTCCGAGATCACCTTCAAACTTCGCTTTGTGTTTCCAATACGGAGCAAGCGCATTTGGCGTCCAGATAGTAATTTTTCCTTCACTGTCACCATGGGTAATCTCTGCCAATCTACGCTCATCACTACTGCCTTCAATAAACCATAGTAGTTCACCAACGCAAGATTTCCAAGCAAGTTTTTTAGTTGTGACTGCGGGAAAGCCCCTACGCAAATCAAAGCGAATATGACGTCCAAAAACACTATAGGTACCCACACCAGTTCTGTCATCTTTAATTTCTCCGTTATCTAGTATATCTTGTAATAGTTCTAAGTATTGTTTCATAATTTATTATATAATAAGGAAAACCCCGACTAATCAGGGCTTTTTGATTGAGTTAAAGTTTACCTAATAGTCTATCAGTTTCTGGTTGTACTGTATCTGCGATACTTTGTACATTAAGAACAAATTCTACACTAACAATAGAATCTTCCAACTCATTTAATTTACGACTAACAGCATCCTCTACTTGATCTGGATCCAAACCCTGTTGAAGTAACTTTTGAATGTTAATCGTTTGTTGCTTCTTTCCAGTTAGTTTAATAATTAATTTTTTAATAAACTCTACTGGTATTTTGTTCTTCTCAACATCTTCAAGGATGTGTTCCCATTTATCGATAAAATCAGGCGACATTAGTTATTTTTTTTGTAGTTTTTTTCTTTGCTGGTGTCGCTACTTCAGCCACAACTGCTGCCTTTTTAGCCCTAGCTGGTTTAGGAGCTAGTGAAGGATCTAGTGTTTGTGCTTCTGTAGTTAAACGTTGTGCTTCAGCTAATAAGCCTTTTGCTTCACGTTCCATTTTCTGTGCTTGTTCAATACGTTGTTTAGCTAATGAGGCGTCACCTAATGCATCACCTGATGGTGCAACTACTGGTGGTTGTTTACCTTGTTGTCCACGCATTCTACGTGCTACATCAGCTGGATCTTGTAATCCGCGACTCTGGTCTAATTCAGCCATACGCTTAACTGCATCTTCACCCAATTTCATTTCATCTAAAATTTTATTAAGGTCATTTAATTTAATTCTAGTGTTTGGTGCAGGTGTCATTACAATTACTTCTGTATTGACTTTCTTTAGTTGACTTTCCGAATGTAAAACTTGTAGTATCGGTCTACCATCTTGAGTATAGCTCCGATTCAACGCATCAGCTAAATTCTCGCTATTTTGACCAATATCACTTTCAATACAGCTAATAAGTGAATCATGTATATTCTTATTAATTGTTTCCGTATATGTTACTAAGCACATATGAGGCTCGCCCGGTACTTCTCGGAATACTACAGCTACTTTTCTATCACCGTGTTTTCCTACATGTCTTGTAAAACTCATATTATGTTCTCCTTGTAATATGCTAAACTTATTTAATAAGAAATTTGTTCTCTACAAAATTTCCATATGCCCATTTATGACCATTTAAGTTCATAAAAGACTGCTTCTTGAGGATCTTCAAAGGCAATACAACTAGGGTTTATTAATTCATATATATTGCTACTGATTGTAGGATATGTAATACTAAATCTACCAGTTAATTTATCTAAAACCCATTGTTTAGATTCTTCTGTACATGGATGTGAGGTTACTACAAAATGTTTAGGAGTATGTGTCAACTCTCTTTCACTAAACCATGTAATAGGATCTAACTGATATTCAATCATTTTGTTAAATTGTCCAACATCTTGTATTTTTCCCAAGCTTCAATCACTACTGGAGTAGAGTTATCATTAGTGGGAACAACTTGCATCCATAATCCGTGACCTAACTTTGCTGGATGATTATAAGGATAATAATGTCCAGCTGTTCTTCCTGCATTATCAAATACCCTAGGTTGGTGTATTCTACCTGAGAAATATAATCTAGTAGCTAGATTTTTTACTTCGTTCAAATCATAATCACCTAAACCATATTGTGCAGGATTACGGGCATTAGGATTACCCTCTGCGTGATATTGTTGTACTACTTGAATGAAGGCATCATAATCAGGACAAAATGTACGTGTTACAATGAACATAACCTGATCCTCGGACACTTCGTTATTCATAAGACTAAGTAAGCAACCACCTAGACTTGTACCAATATACATCATACAATCATCTTCCTATCCTGCTTAACATAGTCACTATAGACTTTCTTGCCGTTCTCTCTAATCCATTTTACAACTGGTTGGGGGTCATCATTAAATACTTTCGTAAGTTCTTTGTATCCCATTGTACTATTGAATTCATAAATTTCATAAGCACGTTGACTATTAAATTTAGCACGAAGGATCAACATTTGTAACGGAATACCTTTTGGCTGCTCAGGAATGCGTTCTTCTTTAAGAATAGAAAGAACTTTTTGCTTCTCCCATTCATTATACTTTTCCATATGATAGTCAACATCATGTAGACTTTCAAGACCGTTACAGTCCCACACTGCTAGATAATGCTTGTTCTTAGTCATCCTGTTTTGATAATGTTTCTAATGCTCCGGTGAGTAGTCTAATAAAAATATACAAGACTATTCCTAGTACTAATACTATAAACCCATAGCCAAGTATATCTAATATCATGCTGTTACCGGCTCATCATAAATTGCATAAGTACCGAAAGGGGGATTGGGATTTTTGTCACCATGAATGATCCATGTTGTATCACAGTAATCAGCATCACCCCAACTACCAAAAGGATAACCATCGGTGAATACAATCAATCGTTTAGGTACATTACCGATATCTTTCAAGTACGTAAAGATACAATCAAAGTCAGTACCACCACCGCCCATTGGCTCATACTCATCAATGAGGTCCATGTTCTCACTACTGAAATCTTTCGGGTTATATGTCTCAGTATCAAAACAAAATACGTGGACCTTGTAACCATCAAAGCTATTCATCATGCCACCGATCTCACCCAAGAATGCTTGTGCTTGACTATTGCTAATACTACCTGACATATCAATAGCAATAACAACATCAATTTCTTCACCGGGATTCATGCCGGGCATGATAGCATCCATATGCCAACCTCTACGTGAGGGACGCATCCAAGAATAATCTGTGCGAATAGCACTTGTCAAATTAGTTTGAATCAGTTCACGCCAAGGCATAACTGGGTTAGTATGTTGTTTAATCAGTCGCTCAACACCTAAGGGCAATGAACCTGCTTCAGCACTACTTGCGGCATTGATAATTGCTTGCTTAACTTCCTGACGCACACGTTCACGTTCTTCAGGACTCATTGAAGGACGCTTGCCTTTTTTGTTACCTTCACCTTCTTGATCACCATCTCCATCACCTTCATCATCCATGTGATCGTCAATCATCTGGTCTAGTAAATCATCAATAGAGATTTTCTGAACATTCTTCATCAAATCATCATAGATTTCTTCTGCGGCTTTACCATCATACTTCTGCTCATACAAGCAAGGTACTGTCTTAATAAACTCACCCACTTTGTGACGTTTCAAATCAGCATTGACAGCATAGTCATCAGCAATGTTCCAGATTTCGGGATCACGATTACCTCTACGACCCATGTGATCGTAAACAACGTGTAACACTTCATGGCCAACTAAGAATTCAACTTCTTTAGGCTTCAACATCATAATGAAACGACTATTGTAATAGAATTTCAATCCATCAGTTGCCGCTGTACTACACCATAGATCAGCATTAATCAATTGCATACGTGTAGCAAGATTGCCAAAAAAACTATGACGCAACAATAGACCAATACGTGCGGTAACTAATTTTTCACGTGCTTGATGGTCAATCTTACTATCTGTAGGTCCTACAAGATTCTCAAATTTCTTACTGCGACTACGTTTCTTACTGGGATTAATTACTTCACTCATATTGGTCCTTTGTTAGTTAAGTATGTATTGTAACACACTAGTGATTTACTGTCAAAATTACATTGATAGTTTGCGATAACCTTTATCAAAGTAAATCCTTGCGTAAGGATCCGCACCTTTAGTGTACAGTTCCTCCGCTTCACTTTTGTTCAATCCACGATCACGGGCACTTTGACCCATTGCGTAGAAATACTTCTTGCCAGTTAAAATCTTTGTTGCCATATTAATTACCTGCGTCTACAATGTACTTGCCGTATTTCTTATGAAAGTCATCAAAGTTCTTCAACTGACTAGGTTCAATTGGTAACTTGTATGTCTTAAGCGCAATCTTGGCACCCATAACAACTAGTTCAGTCTCAAAGTTTGCCATAATGTAACTGAAGAAATTATCAGCCATTGTGTGGAACTCTTTACTAGAAACTTTCTTTGTCTCTAGTGCATCACGCAATTCATAACACATTGAAATTGTAAGTGAGTACATAGCAGAAATTTCTTTAACTGCGAGGTCCTTAACTTTACCTGACAAAATATCTGAGGGTTCGGGCATACGACCTGCTACTTTACGATGTGCCGCAAACTTAACAGCAAGACCTTCACCAACAGCACCTGAAATCAAATTGAACAATGTATCGCTATCTGTATCGTTTTCATCATTCAACAAATCACTAACGAAACACCATGTGCGAGGTGTAGCGAATGCTCTACTTGACGATTTAGCATCAAAATCGTACAAATCTTGTTTAGCAAATGACAAGTAACCCACAACGTCTTTGTGAATACCTTTGTTAACAGCCCAATTCTGCCATGATGTAAAATCTGCTCTCATTTCTAAGTGTAAGAAACGATTAGCGAGGGGCATCGGCATACGATAAGTAACACCTTTGTCACTATCACGATTACCTGCCGCAACGATAACAACGTTATCAGGCAACACGTACTTACCTACGCGGCGATTAAGAATAAGTTGATAGCCAGCA